TAGGGAGCGAAAGGCACGAATGATGCTCCTAAGCCGTGGTCAGGCGCGTGAAGCGTTACGGATAGGTTTGCGTGACTGCTAGCTCATTTCCTTTCGCCACCCTTAATATGGTAGAACTCTTTAAGAGTAACGGAAAACTGGTCATTGGACGTTAATGGGGTTGTGCCCATTTCTACCACCAAAGCCGACATTGTGTAGCAGTATTCTTAAACACATTAGTCGGAGAAACAGCCGCGCTAACACGCCTGTTAGCTTGATGGTTACATAGGTTGTCATTTTCCTACTCCGCCATCCAAAAGGACAGCACAAGATGTTCGCAATCCAAGTTAATTGGAACGCTAACTCTAAGCATAATGGTCGCGTCCTCGGCTTAATATTAAATATGAAAGGAGTGTATTACAATGTCAATGTGGTGGGACTTAAAGAACACATTATCTTATAATGCGCTCTTTAATTTTGTAGTTGGTTCTCGTGGTTGTGGTAAAACTTATGGCTTTAAGAAATGGGCTGCTGAAGATTTTATCAAAAATGGGAATCAATTTATTTATATTCGCCGCTATAAAACTGAAATGAATAAGAAAGCCAAAGAAAATTTCTGGGCAGCTGTTGCTCATGAATTTCCTGACCATGAGTTAAAGGGAACGCCTGAAGGTGCTTATTACATAGACGGTAAGCTTGCAGGCCAAACCAGATATATTTCCTCTGCTAAATCTGAAGAACTCCCACTAGTTAATAAAATCTGCTTCGATGAATTTATCTCCATGGATGAAAGCCATCACGGTTATCTTAAAGATGAAGTGACATTTTTCTGTGAACTCTATGAAACTATTGCTCGTATGCGCAGAGTGGTTGCATTCTTCTTCGGCAATGCTGTTACATGGGCAAATCCCTATTTCACAGAATTTGACATCAAAAAGCCAATTAACAAAAAGCAAATTGCTACAACTAGAGAGGGCTTAGTCTTAATTCAAATTGCTAACAATGAAGAGTACATTGAAGCAAAAGAGAAAACCGACTTTGGCCGTTTGATGAAAGGCAGTAAGTTTGGTAAATATGCAGTTCATAATGAATTTTATCTTGATAGTGTAGTTGGCATTGCTAAGAAAACTCCTGAAGCTAAATATCAGTTTGGTTTTAAGATTCATGATGACTATTTAGGTTTATGGGTAGACTTCTCTTCCGGTAAATGTTATCTTTCTAGGAAATACAGTCCGGGTAGCGGCGTGATTTATGCGTTGACAAATGATGACCATGATTATAACACTATTTTGATTGCACGCACTCCACGTCCTAACTGGTTATTATATATAATTAAACAATATCGGTTAGGGGGTTTGTACTGTGAAGATGAAATAATTAGGCGATACCTGATGGACATTTTGAAGATTATAGGTGTATAATGTTAGGAGTTGAGTTTATGCCCTTTGTAATTGTTCTTGGTTTTATTGCATTTGACATTATTACAGGGCTGATTAAAGCAAAGCATGATGGTTCTTATAATTCCTCTATCATGCGTGAGGGCGGTTATCATAAGTGCATGGAAATTCTTGCTGTAGTAGGCTCTTATGGTATTGAATACGCTATGCAATATGTTGAACTTGGCATCCAGATTCCCCTCGTAGGTGCTGTAGTTACTTATATTTGCATTATGGAGCTTATCAGCATTATGGAAAATATGTGTGCTGTAAATCCTGAACTTTCTGCTCTGTTTAAGCCCTATCTGGAAAAACTTAAGGGAGATGAAGAAAATGAGGAAATCAAACGGTGATGTTCTTTTCTGTTGGCCTTTAGAGAAACACATTATCACAGCTGGTTGGACTTACAATGACGGTTCTGCACATCATGCTATTGATTTGCGTGCTACTCCCTGTACACTTGTGTATGCAGCCGAGGATGGCACAGTAAATCAGGTACAGAGCTGGGATGGTAGAACCAAAACTGGGATGCAGTCTTATGGCAACATGGTTAGAATTAGGCATAACAATTATAATGGTTCTAAGTTGGAAACACGCTATGCACACCTTAAAGAGTGTCTCGTCAAAAACGGTCAACACGTTTACGAGGGTCAGCTTATTGGGTATTCTGGCGCAACTGGTAATTGCTATGGTGCACACCTTCATTTTGAAGTAATTTACCATGATATGAGAGTAAATCCTCTTAACTGGCTGGACAGTAATTTTTGTTGTGCAACACAGACAGTAGTTAAACATCTCGGTAATTACACTTCGGTTTCCAGAGAATCTACTAAAGGTGATTTTATTAAGATTCACGCAACTGGCGTTGATATGCAAGCAATTATTGCCCTCTGTGAGAATCTCAAACTTACTTATGAACGGAGTAATAAATAATGAAAACGCGTGATGAAATTTCTGCAATGCTTGGTGGCTTTGTTGATGCTAAACCTGATGAACAAGGAACTCTGATTGCTGGCGTTCTCGATGAATTTGATGAATGTCGCAATGAAGCAGAACAATTTAGTAAAGGTTGTCCAGATGGTGCATCTAACTGGCATGAAGCTTATGACAATCTTCGCAAAGATTATGTTAAAGCATTTCTGAATGATGACAATAAGCCTAATGACGAATATCAGAAACCTAATGGTAATACAATTACTATTGATGAAGCTGCACAGGCTTTTGTAAAGAAAATGTTTGGTAGAAAGTAAGGTGATAGATTATGAGTAGACCATTTAGTTACAATGATGAAAATTTTACTGTTATTGGCAACGTAGTTTTTATTCATTGTGAAATTAGTACTAATGCTTATTCTGTGGGGGATACTCTTTGTATCATTCCACCAGCAATTTATGATAGATTAATTTATTATAATTTGATGGGATTTGTGTCTACTTGCGATCATAGTCAAGGTGGCAGTTATAGAAGTAGGGGCTTATATATTGATAAAGATCGTAATCTTAAACTTGATGATACATTGAATCCAACTTTTGTACAAACTCGATTTATTACTGGGTTTTTAATTATAAAAGACATTTAAGGAGTTGATGATTTTATGGCATATTCTTTCCACAACCAGAATATGAGCACCCTCTCTAACGTTCTGGTTATCCATACTGCCCTTGATAAAGGCGAAACTGAAAGCACTACTGCATTTACCATTCCCAGTGAAGTAATGGCTCGTGTTATGAAAACTGGTTACGGTAAATTTGTAGTTACCAATTCTATTCCCTGCTTGCGTGTAGTTCTTGCAGATGGCACAATTTCTAGTGCTAGTGTAACTTCTGCTGGCGTTGTAACTCTAACCGCTGCCGCTAAAGGCAAACTTATTATTGACGGCACTCTGGATATTGAGTGCAACTACTAAGAAAGGTAGGTAATTAAATTATGGCTTCTGCTGCTGTTGGTATTATTCAGGCTGTATTTGGTAGTGATGCTACTTTTGGTAGTGCTCCTCAGATTGAAAACACTACTGAATCTATTAAATCCGCATGGACGTTTATCAATTCTTACGAACCCCGTTTAAATTATTTCTGTAATGCTCTGGTTGACCGTATTGGCCTGACCGTTATGCGTTACATTTCTTTTGAAGACCCTTGGCAGGTTTTTGATAAGGGTGTTCTGGGTACTGGCGCTACTGTTCAGGAAATTTATGTAATGATGCAGAAAGCAACCCCTTACTTCTCTGCTGACCGCGCTACTAACGATGAAGTTATGAAAGCTGAATTTGGTAGCGACCCTGCTGAGGTTTATACTGCTTACCATGCTGTGAACTCTCGTATTAAGTACAAGGTAACTGTCAACCGTGAAGCACTGGAAACTGCTTTCATGAGTGAAGCTAACCTGTCTGCCTTTGTACAGAACATCATCGACCAGATTTATAAGCCCGCTGAACTGGATGCTTTTATCATGAAGAAGTACCTGCTGTATCAGCTGGTAAAGAACAATAAGCTCAAGAAGGTAACTGTTGCTGCTGTTACTGATGAAGCTTCCGGTAAGACCCTGGTTAAGAAGTTCCGCCAGATTTATGGCAAGATGAAGTTTATTTCTAAGGAATATAACGCTGCTGGTATTCCTATGAATACTCCGGCTGAACGTCTGTACACCATTGTTCCTGTTGACATTTCTGCTTCTATTGATGTTGATGTTCTGGCAAGCGCATTTAACATGGATAAGGCAGACTTTATGGGTCATCGTCTTGAAGTTGATAGCTTTGCTCTTAACAAGTATGAAGTGGAACGTCTGGAACATCTGCTTACTGGTAATGACCCCTCTGGTTCTGGTGCTGTCACTATTGCAACTGGTGGCGATAAGACCTATACTCACGTTACCCCTGACGATGAAGATATGGCCGCTATTCAGGCACTTATGGTTGACCGTGATTTCTTCCAGATTTATACTAAGCTGAACACCATGCGCGAAACTGACCTTGGCTCTACTCTGGATTGGAACTACTTCCACCATATCTGGCGTATCTATTCTGCATCTCCGTTCGCTAACGCTGTGCAGTTTACTACTAAACCTTAAACTTGACATTTTCTTGAGCTAATAGGCTTATCCTCCTAAAAACGTGGGGCGCGCATACGACATCACGCGTTGCTTATATGGCAGTTTACAAACAATGTATCACTGACCAAAGCACAATCAGAGTTTCAGCAGGTTATCCACATTATCCTGACGGTTCAGTTCATGGTGGTATTGACACGGTACACACAAATCATCAATCTTATGCACCAATGGCAGGTACGGTTGAAACAGCCCATACTTGGCAAGGTGGCACGACTGGCAACGATTCTTGGGGCAACTACATTGTAGTTAAAATGAGCGATAATAGCTATTGGCTTGCAGCTCATTTTGTTAGTCAGATTCATAGTGTTGGTGAAACAATTACTCGTGGTCAATATATTGGAAAGCAAGGACAAACAGGTAATGCTAGTGGTATTCATACGCACTGGGAATACTGGATAGGTGGTTATGGTACAGCATATAGAACTGACCCCTCTGCCATTCTTGGTATTCCTAACGAAGTAGGTACATGGGATGTTGAATGGGATGCTACAAATCCACCAACACCACCTGGCCCCGGCCCTGCTCCCATAACAAAACGTAAACTTCCAGTTTGGATGATGTGTAAACCACCCTACAGATTTTGAAAGGAGCAAGAACATTGTCAAATATGCAACTTTATATCTGTAAGGGTATCCCTACAGATAAAACCTATAATCATGTGCTTAGGTTTCAGTCTGATTCTTCTCGTTTTGCTTATTTCACTTCTAAATCCGTTCTTCATCTTACTAATTACACCTATCAGCGTTTAGACCGTTATCTGTCTGTTGGTGTTAATGCTGAAACGATTGAACCGTGTAATTATGTTGTATTTCAGAACGCTGACTTTTCTAATAAATGGTATTATGCCTTTATTGACAGGGTAGAATACGTTGCAAACGAAACCAGTAGAATTTATTTTACTATTGACGTTATGCAAACTTGGTTTAATCAGGTAACGTTACAGCCTTGTTTTATTGAACGTTCTCATACAAATACTGATGAAATTGGTGATAATATCATCAATGATGAACTGGATACAGGTCCATATATTGACGATATTCAGCAGTACATTGACTTTGATAAGCGTATCTGTATTGTTACCACATTCGATAAGCCTGAAAAAGATTCCGCTCCTGCATCTGGCTCTTTAAGATTTGGTATCTATTCAGGTTGTAAAGAAAACTTTTTTACCACAGCTGAATCTGCTAACGCTTTTATTGCTAAGGCTGTAGAAGCTGGGCAAGCACCTGATGGCATTTTGGGAATTTATATGGTTCCCCTTACCTTTGATAGTGGTAAGTATGATAAGACTTTTGTAGTTCCTAATAATGTAGCTGGTTATGTCCCTAAGAATAATAAACTTTTCACATATCCTTATTTTTATCTCCGCTATTATTCCACACAAGGCGATAATCATGTTTTTCGTTTTGAACTTGGAGATAGAAAGAAAAGTCTGCATATCGGATACAATATAATGTCAAATGCCGGACAGACTACAGCAATGTTTGCAGCAGAGGATTATAAAGGCTCTACTGGTTATAATCAGGAAGATGTATTTGCAATTAGCAACTGGCCTACTTGTGCTTATAATACCGACATTTATAAAGTTTATGTAGCACAGAACTCTAGTTCTATGGCAGTGGAAAATGCAGGTTTGGTAGCTGGTACAATGTTTGCTGGTATTAACCTGCTGACCGCTCCGGCAAAAGATGTTCAGGCCATGACTGGTAAACATCCTGCTCTTTTCCCTGAGAATACTTATGGAGCTATTGAGGGCTTAGCCAATCAAATGCTTAACATTGCTGGCACGCTTGCAAAACGTGATGATATGGACAGATTACCACCACAGAGCCACGGTTCTGTAAGTCCTTATTTCCGTTTTACTGATTCTGGTATTTTACCGACAAGGGATGCAAGTGCTCCATATGCTATGGCTAGTTATCATCATGTTACTAAAGAATTTGCAAAAGTTATTGATGACTACTGGACTATGTTTGGTTATCCCATTCATCAAGTTCAGGTTCCAAACATTGATTCTCGAAGAAACTGGAATTATGTTAAAACGCAAAACTGTTGTTGCTTAGGTGATGTTCCTGCGGATGTTTCTACAATGATTAACGATATTTTTAATCGTGGTGTTACATTCTGGCATAATCCCGGACTTGTTGGAAATTATGAAGCAGACAATTCTATCTATAAACGTATTCCAGAAGTAGGTGAGTAAATGAGTAAACGTTCACAAAAACCACAGCCACCTTGGATTGACTCCTATGATTTAACTAGGGCAACTTATGCTAACTGGTTTAATCGTCTGTATGATGTAGCACTTGCAAGATTCAAATGGGAAGGACTTGAAGATTCTCCTTTTTTGGATGAACGATTCATTGAACAGTTCTTGTTCTGGCAACCTTTAATGGCTGGCTATCATGACCCTGTTATGGGCAACTTGATTCTTCCTGCTATGCCTAGTGATAACTTCGACATTATTGGTGACCCTAAATATGTGCGTGCTTATGGCTACAATTCTAATTACCAGAAAAGCGGCCTTAACAAACAAAACTGTGCTTATCTCTGGTGTAATATGCGCCGCTCCCCTGACACTATTGTCATTAAACAGTTTGCACAGCGTCTTACCAATATAGACAGAACGATTGACTTAAACCTTGCTGCACAGAAAACTCCCCGAATTGCTTATGCAAATGAGAATACAAAACTTTCTGTACAGAATATGGTGTATCAGCAAGATAAGTATGACCCTTGGCTGTACGTTAAAGGCAATCCCTCTACTGATGATATTAAGAACATGATTGGTGTTCTTGATTTAGGCGTTCAGTACATTGGTTTGCAGTTAGAGCAGCAGAAAAAAGAAACTCTTGCGGAAGCTCTTACCTATTTAGGTATTGAGAGCAACTACAATATGAAAGCAGAACGGCAGTTTACTACTGAGGTTCAAATGACTTTAGGTCAGGTAGAAGCAGACCGTCTTTCTCCATTGTACTCTCGACAAAAATTCTGCAAGGATTATAATAGGCTCTTTGGCACTAATATCTCCGTATCTATGCGTTCCCAGCTTGAATTGACTAAGATTATGGAAGGACGCGAAGATGAAGAGAATTTAAGCGATACCAATATTAAAGATGGTGGTGAGGATAATGAGTAAATACACAACTCAAGTGCGCTTTATCTGTGAATCAAAAGCAGGTATTGTTGAACCTTACACCAATGTTTCTTATTCAGAAATCATTGAGCGTGCTCGGCCTAAAATCTTCAATTTTAATTATCCTATCTGGAATGAGAATAAGCGAAAAGAGCTTGAAACCAATATTCTTAAACATTTCTATACAAATGAAATTGGCTCTGAAACCTTTGGCCTTTGGCAGCTGCGTCTGGATGACTGGATGAACAGCCATATGCCTTATTACAATCCCCTCTTTGAAGCACTTGATAAACAGTATGAAATGTTCTTAACTGATGATTTCTCCATTACCAGTGATGAAAATACTGAACATCATGATGTGAATACTGAGGATAGAACCAAGAATAGTAAGGTCAATATTGACGGTACCAATAATTCCAATTATACTTCCAATTCTAACAGCAATGAAGAGAATACCAATACTCATACTGATACTCCGCAGGGTAGTCTTGATAATTTTCTTGCTGGTAAGTATATGTCGGATGCTGACCATAGTAAGGCAAGTTCCGCCAATGATTTTAGCTCTAATGCTAATTCTAACAGTAATAGCAATACCACTCAGGATGATAAAAACAATACAAAAGAAAATCGTGATGGCAATGAACATCGTGTTCTTGACCATGTAGAAAAAGGCTATCGCGGTCGCTCTCTGGTATCTATTATGAACGATTATATGAAGGAAAACACGAACATCTATAATTGTTTGTATAGAGATATGGAAGTTCTGTTTATGCGTTTATGGTAACGAGGTGATTAGGTTTGAAGTACAATCCTTTGGACAAACTTTTCCGTTCTGTAATTCCTGTTGCCTATGATGATAGCATTAGTTACTATGAAATGGTATCTAAGGTTATCGAGGTAATGCAGCAGTACATTGAAACCAGCTCCATTAGTTATGCAGACCCTATTCAGTGGGATATTACCAAACAGTATCCTCGTAACACAGTTGTTGTTACTGTCAATGGTGATGGATATTTGAGCACACAGCCTGTACCTATTGGCATTGATATTGATAATGAAGATTACTGGACTAAGATTGGTAACTTCTCAGAACTCTGGGGAAGTGTTAAGCTTGCTATCACTCCTGTTGATGAAAAGCTGAAAACTACTGCAAGTGCTAATCGCAATATTAACGACCTTGTTTGGCTTAATAATGATTTGTATGTGATTCTTAAGCCTATGGATGCAGGTACTCGGTACATTGAGGGCACCAACTGTGCTAAGACAACTATTGCTGAACGTTTGCACTATATTCTATCGTTAAAAGTTGCCAAGTATAATGCAGATGACACATCTATCTCTTTTGGTTTCTTTAATCCTAATAATGGTACAATCGTTACTGGTGGAGATATTCATATCTATGATGCTCCTGCGGAAACTATCAAAATTGTTGGTAAGTAAGGATAGGTGATATTATGCCAAGTAATTATGTATCTAAGTTCAACCTTAACGACCAAGAAGTAATTGTCAAAGATAGTGAAGCACGTACTGCTGCTACTACAGCAAGCACTAATGCTACTAATGCTCTTAACAAAGTTACTGAATTGGAAAAGCTCTCTCGTGTTGAAGTTGCCTATACGCAGGAAACTGAAACAATTAGTATTACTGCCGGAACTCATACTGTAGGATAATGGGGGAATAATATATGCCTGATACTACTAATTATGTAACGCAAATCAATATTGATGGTACTATCTGTGAGATTAAAGACTCTGTGGCACGCACTGATGCCGCTAGCGCTAAGTCTACAGCTAACACTGCCAATTCTACTGCTAATACTGCTAAGTCTACTGCTGATACAGCAGCTAGTAATGCCACTAATGCTTTGAATAAAGCTAATAGTGCTACCACTACTGCCAATACTGCAAAAACTACTGCTGATGCTGCTGCAAAAGATGCAAGTGATGCTAAAACCATTGCTGGCACTGCATCTACTAATGCAACTACTGCAGTTAATAAAGCTACAAAACTTGAGAAACTTCCTCGTGTTACTGTTACTTATAGTGCTACCGATACTACTATTAAAGTTGTTACCACTAATACTCATGCGACTGCCTGATATAGAAAGGGTGACTTAAATTGGCAAATCCTATTGTTGACAAATTTAAGATTGATAATGCCACTTATGACGTACAAGATACCCAAGCTCGCACTGATATTGCTAAGAAGATTGATATTAACACTGCTGGGAATCTCAACCAGACTGTCAGCGGTAATATGAATCAGACTGTTGATGGGAATATTGACATTCATGCGAAAACTTTTGCCGTCACTTTGCACAATGCAGCAGATGATCGTGCAGCACTTAAAATTTTCGGCAACTCTCTCACCCCTGTTGAAATTGGCAGTGAGGGCGGCACATATTTGCGAGGCGAAGTCAAAAGCAACAGGCCTGTTCAAAAATTTAATGATAATTTTGATTGGTGGCCATTGACCGACGGCTACAACAAGGTTCACAAAGTTGCTATTATCAGCGATACTGCTGACTTTAGTACTATCCCTAGCTCTCCCGTTGATATTCGTACCTATCAAGACCTTAAAATGGATGGCACTGATGATATTACTGCTACCATTAACACCCATACCAAGAATGAACCTCTGTTTATTCCTGCTGGTACTTATAAGGTAAGTGGTCCTTTGCAGCTTAAGCATAGCTTATATGGTGCTGGTTCTTCTCGTGACCCTGCGCGTGGCACAAGTGATACTATCTTGCAGTATACTGCTAATCCGACTGCGTTCGGTAGTCAGGGTGTTATTACTGTATCGGGTGATGATGTAACTGGTAACATTGTTATTGCTAATCTGGATATTACATGTAGTGGTATGATTGGTGGCATTGTATTTACTACCAATAAGTACACTGATAACAGTATTTACAATGTAAGTATCAATAAGGTTAAGTCCTATGGTGTTTATTTACAGCCTGCTAACAGCACTTTGAACCGTTACTGCTACATGGATAATGTAATGGTATGGGGATTTAGTGATAATGTTCCGGTGGAACGTTGGACTGGTTCTGTTGCGTTTTTCTGGGGCGATAAAGCTCCCGACTGCGAATGTAATAACCTTGTTAATATGGTATGTCAGGTTGGCTTTGACTGTCGTACTGATGTGTACGGATGCAACTGGACTAGCTATCATGGTATTCCCTCTGGTGGCACAGGTGGTACTGATGCTAATAAATGGTGGAATAACTCAATCGCTTGCAAAGTTACTAACAATGATATTCATGTTACTAACTTCTATGCAGATACTTGCAAGTATGCTTTTATCTTTGATGGGCCTGGTAAAGCAGCAGCTTATATTAACAATCTGATTTATACCTGCAATGACGGAACTGCTACTACTGAAACTGGCTATGCAGCTATTGCTTTGATTGGAACTAGTCCTAATCCTCAGTTTATTGTGAATGGCGGCATTATCAATCGTTCTGCTAAGGTTAGCACTACTGTTCAGTCAATCGGTACTTATCCTGTTACTAATGCTGTATGTAAGCTTGACGATGTTTACATTTATACAAAGCGTGAATATGTCTTTGGTACTGACGCTGTAAAGCGTGGGCAGTATATCTGCATAGCTGGTGAACATCGTTGCATTGACTTGGCTATTACTAACCAGACACAGTATACGGTTGCTGGGCAATCCGTAACTGGTGACCCTGAACAGTACAAGGCATTTGCATTTATTCCAGTTCCTTCTGGTGGTTCTACTTCACAGGGTTCTATCCGTGTGATGGATAGAAATGACATTGATTTTACTGTTTATCTTAGCAATAACACTGAATCTGGCGGGTTGTTTGCAATTAGCGCTGTCGATAATCGTCAGCTTAATAAGGCCATTTATGGAGCGCCCACTGGTGCAGGCAGGACTGTTACTTGGGATGTAGTTAATAACTTAAATAGCCTTTATTATACCAATGATGGTAATGCTATTATCCTTTACTTCAAGCGTCCTGCATCTTATGCTGTCACGGTTCAGGTTTCTGGATTTATGGATGGTAACTCCCCTGTAATTCTTGACCGTATTAGAAATGAAGATGGCACTCCTATGGATTATCCTCGCTGGAATAACAACAATGGCATGACTGCTATTAAAGTTCTTCGTCCTAATATTACTTAACTAATAAAACACCCCTAGGTGGTTATCCACTTAGGGGTGCTTTTTACTTATTTAGAATGGCAAATCATCGTAAGTAATCTTCATCTTCCTGCAAGGAATCAAAAGCGTTAAGAATAGAATCACTCATAACTTTGCGAAATTCCTTGGTAATGGGGTAGCAAATATCATGCCATTCATCTTTCTTATTCTTTGCACTGGGCATTGCAACAAACAGCCCTTTACTTCCATCCATAATCTTAATGCCAGAAATGCAGAACACATTTGCAAGCGTAATGGAAACCATAGCACAACAATTAGACTTCTTGTTATTGATAGGGAAGATACTAATATCAGAGATGATGGAGGGAGCGGAATTAGCAGAATTGGTGGCCTTAGCGGATGCTTTCTTGTTAGTGTACATAGTTAGTTCTCCTTTGTTAAATAATGGTAAGTAAGAAATTTATATTGAGGACAGTTTTTATACTGGCCGCAACAATCGGTTTTAAGGTTGTATTCTTGGCGTGACACTCTCATACCCTCACAGCGAATGTAATTTGTTGTATGAGAAATATAATAAGGACATGTAGCTCTTCTACTGATTCTATAAGAATCTTTTTCTTTCAATTAAATCATCTCCTATCACTCCATTCCCACTGGAATATACTTGCAGGATTGCCGTCAATTAACATAGCATATTCTTTGTCAGATTGCACTTTATGATAAGTTCCATAAAGTTCTTTATCATTTTCATCATGGTTTATGCTAACAACTTCAGGCAAATAATCTATATAGGATTCTCCACGCAATGAATAACAAAATGAATAATACATTCTATTAACAGGGCTATTTGTTGAGCGTAATGTATAGCCACAAGGTTCAAGAACAGTTACAGAGTATTCGTCTAGGTGGTCTGTTTCTCCATTATCATCTGTAAAATCTCCTATAATATGCGTTCCTGGGGTTTTACGAATAAGCTTCTTATTTATGGATTCATCATAACTGATATTAGGACGAAAATATTCTTGCACAAGGTACTCAAAATCTTCATCATTTACTATTTGTGTAAACAATTCAGAAAGCTGTTTCTTGCTTGCACCTGCTACAGTAGCCTTAACTTTTAAGTGTTTATCTGCATCTAAATATGTTGCACAATAGCATTTACTTCCCCATGTTACAAAATCCTCATAGTGACCATCAAAGTCCATAATTCCAAAATTGTAACAATCTTTATTCTCGCTGTTGTTGAGAATATTATCATTAAATCTATCAACGGCTTTTTGAACATTATCATTATAACCTACAAAATAGCCACTGTCTGTATCATGATAGAGAGGTTCAATGCCTTGGCTTAATACTAGATAGAGCATAAAGCAAATAAGGTGTAGTCTACTGTAAGCAACCGTATATAAACCATCTGTGAAAATATTTAGGGAATTTCTGGATTTAAGAAACTTAACCCCAGTTGGAATCCACTCAAATTTATCGCCGTCCCCCTGCACGCCAACTTCCTGTCGTAATGGCTTCATAGCTGAACATCCATACTGACCATTCAATCCACCTTTGCTTGCCATTAAGGCGAAATGGACTAAATCTTTGTTATGGGTATTCATAATTTCTTGTGCCACAGAATCATCATAAAGCTGTAATCCCTCAAACGTAAAATCGTTTAGCGTTTCTACATGGTCAGCGACTTTATGCTCAAGCTTCTTGAATCCCGTTTTCTGACGTGCATAATATTTAACTGTATTCCGTAAAGGCTTGTTAATAAACTTATGGGCTGTTGCATAATAAAGTTCATCACATTCTGAACTGGTATAATCATAAAGCATTTGAATTAACATAAAGTCAATATCACAGCCATGAAATGTAAGTTCATCTGCTTTGACTACTTTACCATTGTCGAAGTTACCATTTTTAACATTTGTGCATTTAGACGTACTGATATAACTGTAAATGCAGTTACCAAAATCCTTAGCGTTAATATTATAAAAGGTAACATTAGCCATAAAGTTATATTTTATTGGCCTTTCAAACAAGATTGATTCGCGGTATGCTGCTTGGAGGACTGAATAGAATTTAACATCTTTACATCCATATAGCTTAATCCGCTGGTCGGGATAATCAAAGAACCCTGAGTTAGCGCCGCTTTCGCAACCAGATAAGAACTCATAGTTTGCAGACTGGAAATTTTGATAACATTCATTAGGATTAACCTCCTTTCTCCATTTATAGGGAAATCGCCTACCATACATTGCTGACGGGTGCATAGAACTTGCGTCAAAACACCAAACATCCTTAAATATTTTACCTACTGCGTAAGGATTAGCATGAGTATAACCACCTGCAAGACAGTCCTGAAAGAACTTCATAAATGGTTCATTATTCTTAAGTTCTATTGCCGCTGTGAATTGTGCAGTATGAACTTCTTTATCAGTAGCTATATTTCTATTAAGCCTTGTTTCGCGCTTAATCATTGATGTGTTAGACACTCCAATATCCGATACAGTATCAACTTTAGTGAAGTTAGCCATGTATCTACATAGTGCATACAAAACTAGCTTGCAATCACGTTCGTTGTAAATATATTCAGAATCAGGTAAATCTGACCACCAATAATATTTTTGGTCGTAACCACCTTTGACTTCTTTAAGTTTAGGAACTCCAAGCTCTGTACCGATAAGCTCAAGACTTTTACATGAAAGAATCTTAAAGCTGTCATAAAATTCAAGATGGTCAAAAGCTGCTACTAATGGCTGGTGCGGAGCAACCGCAATGAAACGTTTAGGATTAAAGTTCTTAATACAGAAATTTATGTTACGCATCATTGCTTCAAATTCATAGCTTAAGTTATGCACAAATATTTTGACGTATTCATCATTATTCTTAGCGTCCTCATTGATTCTCTCAAACTCAGAAGAAATAGAATCATAAGTTCTAAAGAAATTATAATTCATTTCATTCTCAAAGTCACTAAATGGTGCATGAGGTATAGGACGATAAGCAAATGAAGCTAGGCCATGAAGATAAGTGCTTTGCAGATGCTCTTGAAGTTCATCCTCGCCATATATTAAGGATGATGTTTCAATATCATAACAATATATGATAGTTGAATACTTATGTTCATTGCGTTTTCTCACATACAGCACCACCTTCTTTCATTCGTGAATATTACCACAAATCATACTTAGATGCCAGTTCTACAAAATTTTTATAAACTTCTTTATTATTCTCTATAAACTCTTCATTATCCTTTGTAATAGATTTAAGTTTATTGCTTGCATTAACCAGAACCTCGCCCATCTGGTCAGAATTTCTTAGAAGATTATCATATTCAGAATAGGCTCTATCCATATCTGATAGAGAGTTAAGTCCTAACTCTTCACCCAGTTCACATAATTTTTTCAAATCTTTTGGCGGAATGTCCCTGCTATATGTGCCCATAAGATTGTTAAGTATACCAGAAATTGCTCCCCATTTCTTTTTATCAAAATAGGAATCTGGATTCCTAAGAATCTTATATGCAGCATCGCTATAATTAAATACATCCTCAAGACGATTAGCTACTCTTAATGACCTATAAGTATCATTGACGGATTTATTTAATGATTTAATATGCTCTGAATATTTAGATAGATACTCTTGCATAAGCTTTTGTGATATTTTGTCATCAAGATTATCGGCTATATCAATAAGGTCGCTATACAGTTTTTCAGCTTCGTTAAGAGCAGTGCTAGCAGTAAATTTCAGAGCATTAGCAACATCAGTAGACTGTCTACCTCTAAGACTTTCTTTAAGTTCACCTGTCACAGTGATACCTGCTTTTCTAGATTTACGTCTTGTCGCGCCTATCTTTTCCAGTAACCTGGTTGCTTCGGCTTGACGCTTAAATATTTTACGGTTTTGTGGCATTGCGTTTAGATTCCTCCTGACATACATCATTATAAGCAGCTGTCAATAATTCACATAATTCTTGCAAACAACATGTAGAATCACAATATCCGCCAGGAGGACAAAGGATTTTTATGTGAGCATTAGCAATAGAGGTTTTTAATTGGCCTAGATATAGGTCATCGTATTTATCAAGATGAAGAATCATAATTAAAACTCACCTCTATTTGTAAGCTCTTCTTTAATATCATTATGATAACGGTCAAGCAGATAACACAACTCTCTAAGCTGACAATCTTGGCAATCCTTGTCCATAAAGTGTGTTAGCCATGAGGGACAGGCTTTAATGTACCAGTTATCGCATAATTTATTAAGTAGAGTAAGGATTTCTGTATCTAGGTCTTTAATTGTCATAACGAACACCCTCAACGTTTTCTGGCCAAACAGAATCTAAGCAATCACCTACAAAATATTGGTTAAATGTACAATTAGAACGTGGTGCTACAGAATAATAAACTACTCTGCCATCATGCTCTATAATGTCAATAACCTTACCAATTCTAGCAATGGTAATTGCTCTTTTCTCTTGTCCATCTCCATAGAAATAACCATATTCTCTTACATTGTATTTAATGATTGAGCCTATGGGAATGGGATGAATGGGAACGTCATAATACATTGTATCAGCTCCTAACATAACACTATTTCAAACTTATCTTTTTCAATATATTCAAAATACCATACGTTATAATGATTAAGCACATAAGGCATATCTTTAACATAGCCTGCAAATCTAATATGATTATTAGATTTTACTTCTATATACGTTGATGACCCTATATTGCCACATGTAC